ATGGAAGAATGGAATGATAATCAGCGGGTGTCTATACGGTATGTTTATCAATTCGACCGGGCTTTCTGTGTTCGTTTTTTGGACTATGTCTATATTGAACGGGAGAATTCTCCACGCACACGCAACAATTATTTGGCTTTCCTTCGGTCGTTCAGCGCCTTTTTGGTGCAACATCTGTATATCAAAGAAAAACCGACGGATGGGTTGGTCAGTATTGGCAAGGCTTTGCTCAAGAAAGAACGCAAGGTTATTGCTGTGGATGATATGCAACGCCTGCATAATTGGCTTCAGGAGAATAACCGCCACTTCCTTTTGGTTTGCTACTTTCTGCACTACATGCTTATCCGTCCGAAGGAGATTGCCAAACTCCGACTGTGTGATATATCCGTCAGTAAACAGACGGTCTATATTGACGATACAATCTCGAAAAACAAGCGTTCGGCATGTGTTACTATACCCCAGAAAATTATTGAGTTGATGGCCGAACTTGGGTATTTTGACGCTCCGAGTACCTACTATATTTTTTCCAAGGATTTCAGACCGGGGCCGGAATGGGTAAACGAAAAGACTTACCGCGACTTTTGGAGCAGGAAAATCCGCCCTGCTCTCCACTTTCCCAAAGAGTACAAATTTTATAGTCTGAAGGATACCGGAATTACCGCGATGCTCCGTGCTGGGTATGATACCCTTTCGGTTAAAGAACAGGCGCGGCACTCGTCGCTATTGATGACCGATGTGTATACGCCGCAGGATATTCGGGATGCAAATCCGCTTTTATTGAATTATCAGGGCGTTTTATAATGTAAATTTCTGGAATGTATTTTTGTTATCTTTGCCTAACCAACAGTAAATAATTTGGCGTATGCATACGGATGATTTTGATGGCTTTGTAGTTACTATAAATGGTACAACACACTATGTCGATGGGACTGTACCTGATAAAACATTGAATACTGTTTCTGACTATAACAGTTTGTTAAGGGATATAATAAATATTCCGACCATTCACGAGCATTATTATTCGAATTTGTCTCGCGAACATTGGGCGCAATTATGTGCTGCGATGGATGTTGTAAGGGACAGTCAAAGAGCCATCGATAAATTTCAGAAAATAGGCGAAATCAATTACAATCATGGGGATTCGCTTTATATTTATGGGCTTCTTAATGCATTTTATTTACAACAAGATGCGGCAACCACTATCTATAAAATTATTCTTAAAGAGAAAGAACTAAAATATTCCAATGAATATCCGGAAATCAATAAGATTAGGATAATCCGAGATGATGTATGCCATGCCACTGATAGAAATATTAAGAAAGAGAAAATAATAGCCCAAATATTTATGAACCCGTCACCAGTAACAAAACACGGATTCGACTATCGAAAATACACCACGTCAGATGGAAAACGGAAAGTTGACACAATTCATGTCGATATAGATGATTGCATTGCCAAGCAAGCCAATGACATTAAAGATATACTTTGTACGATCTGTAAAAAAATATTGTCATCCATTTCGCCTGATGTTCAAAAGGAGTATTTGGAGTCGTGGTCGCAAGCAATGAAGGCATTGTGATTTCTCACTCAATAGAGTACCAGACAATAAATCCCCCGCCAATGGCGAGGGATTTTGTCATTTGAAATATTTGTCCTTGAGTTCGACCAGCTTGTCCCAATAGGTGACGATCAAGCCGTCCATGTGGTAGTGGTATTCCCCGGCATAGTTGGGCACGCCACCGAGCCGATTTGCTGACCTTTCGGTGTAAAAGTGGTAGTAGTTCGCCGCCCGGCAGAAAAGCCAATGCAGGCCGCTCGGAATTGCGAATACAGGCAACCACAGCCAGCCCCAGCGCCGCGACTGTCGGACGTGGCCGAACTCATGGTCGTATACCGGTTCCCGGTCGATGTTCCCCGGCGCGATAAAGACGTACCGCCCAAGCGTCATGCCGCCCCGCACATGGTTCGTCGCATAGAACACCGCCCCGCGTTGCCCGGTGATCTTCACGCGGTCGAAACAGAATGCCAAGTACGCAAGGCCGAGCAGGTTCTGCGGGAGCTGCCACAAGTAGAGTAGTGCCGCCCATGTTGTTTTCAGAAATTTCTTCATCGGTTTCGTTTTTTAAGTTCGATATAATCGGTGTATACGATTCGCGTGTGCGGGTTCGACGACACGACCTCCTGCCGTATCGCTTTGGTTCCCCAGCGGATGAAGAGGAAGCGCCTCGGCACCCGGTGTACGACCTGCCGGAGGGTATCGACGCTCTCCACGCGGCACGCGACCGAGTCACGCTCGATCAACCCCTCGACCGTCACCCACGGATCGCGCCAGCGAAATGTCCGCATCGAGTCGATAATGACCGCCCCGGCCGGGGTCTCCCGGACGACGGCCGTGTCCCGGAGTTTCGCCCGCAGCTCTACGACGGTCGCCGTCGCCGTCTTGGCCGTCGATTCTACCCGGCGGAGCTTGATGCCGAGGTCGCGGATGCTCTCGGCATCTGCCGTCCGGAGCCGCTCCAACTCCGAGACGCGGAGATTCAGCACCATGTTCGACGCAGCGGCCTTGCCTGCCTTTGTCCGGTAGATTTCGACATCGGACATCAGCGCGGTCTGGTTCGACTCCAACCGGCGGCGCTCGCGCTTTTCCGAGCGGAGCCGCGCACTCTGCACCCACAACAGGCCGCCTGCTATAATCAGGGCTATGAGCAGGAAGCGTTTCATGCCTTTTCGAGCGTTTTGGAGATTTTGAGAATCAGCCCCGCATAATCCGCCGGTTTGGCCGTGCAGTAGCCGCAGGCCGCAACCCGGTAGGCGAACTGGT